CGCCGGATTGGGATGGATTGTCTGGAAGGGTAAAACGATCAGATTGAGCAAACAGCGAAAGCCCGTTGGAAACGTGATTTTTGGCGTATTGAATGAGGTACTCGTAACCGAGCATCGGGTTTTTGGAATACTTCATGACCGCGCGCTGGAGATTATCCTTATTAAGATAATCCATGATATAAACCGCGCACCCTTGTTTTGATCTAGGGATTTGGATGTTTGAGTGACCAAACTCCCAGAAATCCCATTCGTAGTTTGTATTCATCCCGCTTTGCGGAGTTTTTTGAAAAAGAGTTGAACGTGACGATAGTTGATCCAGTAGGCTTCCACGTTGTCGTAACCCCCGCCGTAGGTGAGGGTTACGAACCAAGTCGAGTGGCAAGTTTGCTCTTCTGCAAGCATCCGACCAATCCAATGTCTTTTCCGCGCGTTGATACACGCGTCGCATTTACGGCACGCCGCTTGCTTTTTTTCGCCTTGGTATTTTGTATCAATAATCACAGGTTTCAGGCACACTTTTTAGTTGTTTCCCGTCAGCTGCTATCTCAACTTCCGGTAGTGTTTTTTTGGTCGTGGTGTCAGTTGCGCAACAGAAGTCAAGGGAGAGGTGCCGTTCGCCCCTTCCAATGGAGATTGAGAAGGGGCGAACGGCTGGCAAAGTCGCTTATAGCGGTGGACAGCCGCTTGAGCGTCTGACCTTGCCTGTTCGATAGATTTCGTTTCCTTTTTCGGCTCCGGAGGAATGACCGAAAAGCGGAGCGTTTCTAGAGTAAACGAAGCTTCACATTCCAGCTTAATCGCTGCGACGCGAACGATCTGCTGAATGACACGGATTTCCGACAACGAAAGATTGTCTACGTAATCGTAGTGAAGGAATTTAATGGTTGGAGAGGTCCACCGCATTTGGTCGACCTCCGCAACGAGAGGAATGCCCTCTAGGTGGGCATCCTTTAAAACCTTCAGAGCAACTTTGGTTTCAATCTGCTGTTGCGGCATGGCCTCCAGCGTTGTCATCATCCGCGCCATTAGTAGGCTTGGCTTTGTCCGAAGCGTTGTCACCGCTTCCGCCGGGGTCCGCGCGTAGCGTTTCCGCTTCATCGGCGGATACTTTTCGTGCATCGCTTTGAGATTGTTTTTCAGCGTGTCGCTTGGGTTTATTAAGGTCATGATATCTTTTCTCCATTTCCCGGCGGTCCATTTCCCGGTCGAGCTCATTTTTGCGCATCATGCGTTGAATTGCAAGCATCTCGGGAGACATAGGAGCCGGGCGGTCGAGGGAGGTAAATATCTCCGTTGAGCGTTGTATCCGCTCTTGAACACGCGAAGAAGGCCGGAGCCAGATATCGGATTTACAGGCAAAATGGATTTCACCATCGCCAGTGACAGTAATTTGTTGTTCGCCAGTGCCGAAGCCTAGAACTAGGCCAAATTCGTTTTTGACGGAGGCAGGGAGAATTGATCTGATGTGGAAGGAAACCCCACCCGAGAACGGGAGGGGCTCCGATTTATCCCACAAAATCCAGTCTTGCGGTGATGTTTTCATGTATCTGTTCCGTCTCCAACAAGCCGCTCGGTTGGCACTTGAGCCTCAATAGCGTCGTAATCGCCTTGAGCCTCGCGGAGGTTTGGCGGGAAGAAGGTCAGGCCTTCTACCATTACATCGCCAGCGACCCACCATTCGAAGGGGTCCGTATTGGACGAGGCGAAAACTTCTTGCGACACGGTTTCCGAGATGTAGAAATCGGGTCCGAGGGCCGGGTCCGTAACTTCTGTGGACCAGATACGGTTTCGATTTTCGTCCCATGCGTCGGAGGGAGACGAGCGGTAATATTTACCGCCGATGTTTGGAGCTGAACGCAACCACTCATGATTGAGAGGAGCGTACCCAAACAAGTCATTCGGCAGACTGTGGCTTTCATCGACTTCCCCGTTCTTGATTGTTGAAACTGGTTGCGGGTCCAATTCGTCTTGGGTCCGCATGGGCAGGTTTGAAACGTCGGTTGCGCGGAAGTAATAATCGCGCTGGCGTTCATAAACCATCTCAGGAAGAACTTGGGCACATACAACGATCACGCCGCCAGTTTGCAGGGCAGGAGCGCGAAGATTGAGTTGCAGAGACGTACGGCCATCTGCAACGGATTTATCAAGGTTGGCACCGTCGGTCGCGTAGCGTTCATTCATGCCGACGATAGTGTCGGAGTGATCAAGCAGAATGGGAGCCTTCAGCGTTTCATCATTCAGACGAATACCGCTAACAAGCTGGTCAATCATCCAATCCTCGGACATGCCCTGATATTGGTTGCGCATTTGCGCCCAAGCTCGTGTTTCACGCGCTTGCTCAATATTGGCTAGGGAGATTTTAACGGAGCCTTCTTGCAGCTCCGCAAAGACTTGCGGGACGAAGGAACCGGGATCGCCAGTAACTTCAGTGAATAGGCCGTTCCACCCGGCATCATTTATGTCGAGCGTTGCCTTTGGATAGACGGTAGAAGCACCGTCGCTTTCAATCACCGTTTCGTTTGCGTTGGAATTAGTTTGCGCAGAGGAGATGCCAATACCACGCACTGGCAACATAGCGCCAGAAGTGAACGAAATTGGAATTTCGCCTTCAATCATAGCAGCGTCGAAAGTCGGAACGACATGACGCATTTGGGTATGCTCCCAAAAGGCAGGAGCCAACGTTGTGTCCATTCGGTCGCGAGCTGTCAGCGAGGAGCTGCGCTGCATCGCGATATAATTCCACACGGCGTTGTAAGCTTCGATGTAATCGGAATTAACCGTCGCACCCGTTGGAGCGTGTAGTCCCAATGTCTTGAGAATACCGGGGTCAGGGGTCTGACCGGGCGGGATGGACGGAACAACATAATTGTCAAACCACGGAATGACCGAGGCGTCGATCTCAGGTTGACCGTTATAGGATCGGTCAATAGAGCCCATGTCCGTAAACCGTTCGAAGGCTAGCTTGGGAACAAGATAGGCCATTGCAGAGACACGAACGGGATTGAGAAGCATATCCGCTGTCTCGGCCATCTGGACATTGATCGACAAACGCGAATTGCGAACAGCATCTTCCCGCAGAAGCGGTATCATCTTGAGCGGGACAAGCTTGCCCGCAAATGACGATGTTACCACGCTGACTTGATCAGGTCGCATGGTCCGAGAGTGTTGCGCTGGACCTCTTTTGTAATTCTCAGGCCAGACTTGAGTTGGCCGAACATTGGTCGAATGTTGCTTTTGCATTGGGTGTCGCTTTCTTTCTTAGAATTGACCACCGCCGTAGGGACGGAGATTGAGAGGCCCGGTCTTTTTGCCGGGATAGGGGTTTTGATTGCCAAAGGTGACATACGTTCCACCTTGGTCTCGCGTTGGCAAACGCCGATTAACGATCGGTTGGCTAAGTGAATAGCCATCGAACCCGGTCGGAACATCTGGCGTGTCGCGTTGACGGGTAACGCTCGCGCCTTTCGGCTTGATACCCGTGACTTCACCCGTGTCCGGGTTCCAAGTCACTTTGTCCCACCCTTTCGGGATGGCGCCGGAGACGTTTTCAATGAGAGCAGAAAGCTCGGCAGTTAGGCCGCCGATGGTTTCTTCTTTCATACCGCTTGCGCCAGCTCCTTTTGGCGAGAGGTAGTACTCGCCTTGATAAGGGATCACATAACGATCCCGGAGCGGACCAAAGCCAATTCGGGCGTCATTAGGACGATCCGAGTGCGGATCGACACGCGGAAAGTTACCGCCACGATCAAAAGTACGTTCGCCTATTTCGTTGGACCGCCTCGAATTGCCGAGAATACCCGCCGCAGCTGCCGACACGCCCGACACTTCACCGGGGTTTCGCTTGTCGAACGCGTAGTCATGACGCCGCGTCCATTCTTCATTCGCTTGCCGTTGCGTCTCTTTCTGGATCGCGCCTTGAGCATAGGTCCCCCCGAATTGAGCAATTGCGTTACCAATTGCGGCCCTCGTGCTTAACGGAGAGATGGCTTGCGCAGGAGCGATACCGCCACCAGTCGCACGAAGGGCAGTTAATGGATTGAAGCCAGCAGCTCGCGCTTTGTCGCGCATTTCTGCGAAATTGGGCACCGTAGAACGGCGTTTGGATTTTCCAAAAATTCCCCCTAGCAGCGAACTGCCAGCACTGATCAACGATGCTGTCACTAAAGGTCCAGGCATTTTTTTCTCCCGATGAATAATTTTTCACCGTGGGGAAAGTTGCGCGTTATATCAACCATTTTTTTAGAACGTGAATTTCGATTTCGCCTTTTTTGCCCTCCGATAGATGGAATCTACGGGCAAAAAAGGCGAATGGGCGCTTCTAGGAGGCCTTAGAGCGCGTTGAGAGGGGTCCGGCTTAATCTGGTGGCGCTGCACTCGCTTCGCTCATTGGACCCCCAGAACAGCCGGGCACAACAAGTTGTGCTGTTTCCCCACTTTTTTGAAAGCGGGGAAGCCCGGACGAGCCGGGCGGGTGGACTATCGAGAGCTAATCGAGGGAGGAGGCCGAGGGCTACTCGGGGGAAACGTCAGAGAGAGAAGGCGGGGTTTGGGAGGTAGTGGCGGTGGAACCGAGCGCTGCACGCGGCAGTCCCCGCTCTTTTTTTTTGAGAGCGTTTCTAGTTTTTGTTTTTCAATAATGGCGCGCCGTTCCGCCAGCGGTCCCACCTTCGGAGGCAGTTATTGAGGGAGGATTGCTTAGAATAGTTCGGTTTTGAAATTCAGTTCTTTTTTGCGCAACTAACACCACTTGCGAGCATGTTCATGCTTTTTAGTCCGACGGCTTTGTTGGAGTTTTTGACGCGGCGTAGGGTTCCAACGCGCTTTTGCGGCAGCTCCGCTATCTGGACGCGGAGAGCAATCGGCATCTAGGGCGAAGCCTTTGGAATTGCGTTTATCGCGTCTTTTTTCGTTAAAGCGTTTCAGCTCGCCTTTGGTCATACGGGTATCGCCTTCGTCGATAACCGCGTTTGTTGTGAATTCACGACGCCGACGGGTTGCGGCATCGTTTAGGCGCGCAACATTATTACGTTTCTGGAGAACCGGCATTTGCGAATGTTGCGTGACAGTAGGAAACTCAGCTGAGAATATCGGAGCTCGGACTAACGTAATAGGAGCGGATCGCCCGACTTCGAGAGAAGGCGGGACAGATGAGGAGCTTTTTCGTGTACGATTTTTAGAAGCTCGCGGAGGCGAGCTGGCGACAGTAGTTCGCGTTCGCTTGGTTCCTCTTCTGCGACGTGTCCTAGCCATAGTCTTTCCTTTCCATTGTAGATTTCACCGAAAACAGTTGTGCCACGGTGGATAAGGTTAACGTTGCTGCAAACATAAGTTGTTTCAGCTTCGTATTGCAATTCTTCGACAGGATCGTAGCCGTAATGGCGGGAAATGAATTGCTGGAGGTGCCGCGGGAGCGCGTTGGTATCTTGGCAAAGCTCGCTCAGATAATCAGCGATTTCATCGTTTAATGGCAAAGGTTGGGAGGGCCGCTCTTGCGCCCACTTTGAGAGATAAGCGTCAATCATTTTTGAATACATAGCGGTTTCACGACCGACCGGGTAATAGAACGGATCGCCGGATTGGGATGGATTGTCTGGAAGCGTAAAACGATCAGATTGAGCAAACAGCGAAAGCCCGTTGGAAACGTGATTTTTGGCGTATTGAATGAGGTACTCGTACCCGAGCATCGGATTTTTGGAATACTTCATGACCGCGCGCTGGAGATTATCCTTATTGAGATAATCCATGATATAAACCGCGCACCCTTGTTTTGATCTAGGGATTTGGATGTTTGAGTGACCAAACTCCCAGAAATCCCATTCGTAGTTTGTGTTCAATTCAACGTGTGGAGGTACGTCTTGCCAAAACATTAGAATATGAAAGTGGGCACGCTCTAGGGCGGTCCCATGTTCGCCAACAGCCACGTACTTGAATTTGTGCCCGGCTTTGCGGAGTTTTTTGAAAAAGAGTTGAACGTGACGATAGTTGATCCAGTAGGCTTCAAC